CGGCGTCTCGCGGGTGTGAAGTTCTAGGGCTGTAGGCGGCGTGCCATCAGTCCCGATAACCGGAGGTTCTGATGGGCATTAACGCATCGCCGCAATTCGCAGCCGATCGTCTCAAGTATATCCAGACAGAGACGCTGCGCCTGACGCAGAAGCAACTGGTGGCATACCAGTTCGCGAATAAGGCGACCCTGCCGGAAGGCTACGGCGTCACCTACACCGCCACCCGGTTCGAGCGCTTGCCGCTCCCCTACGCTCCCCTCTCGGAAGGTGTGCCCCCGGCCGGCGAGACGATGACGATCACCCAGGTCAGCGCCACCGCCCAGCAATGGGGCGACCGGGTGAACATCACCGACGTGGCCGAGCTGACCATCTTCCACAAGCCGTTCAAGCAGGCCATCCGCCTCTGCTCGCTGCAGATCGCGGAAACCGATGAGCGCAACACCTACCTCAACCTGAACGGCGCGCCGAACGTCAACTATGTGAACTCGCGCGGCAGCCGCGCCGCGCTGCAGGCCGGCGATGTTCTCGACCCGCACACGGTCAACCGGACCGCGACGGCGCTGCGCACCAACGGCGCCCCGATGTTCATGGGACCGAAGGAAGAGGACGTGAAGGTCAGCGCCGGCAACGGCGGCAGCAAGGCCAGCAGCAACCCGCGGATGAACCCGCACTATGTCGCGATCATCCACCCCAACGTGTCGGGCGATTTCTCCGAGAACTCCACGGTGGTCACCGCTTGGTCGTACAGCGACATCAACCGCCTGTACAACTACGAGATCGGCGAGTGGCGCTCGATCCGCTTCTGCGAATCGAACATGGTCCCGTCCTGGACCGGCCTCAGCCAATCGGCCGGCAGCGCTGGAACCTCGGGTTCTCTGGCGACCGGCACCTACTACATCACCGTCACCGGCCAGGACACGCAGAACCAGTTCGAGAGCCAGATCTACTCGATCTCGGCCGGTATCGCCGTGACCGGGCCGAATGGCTCCATCACCGTCACCACGCCGAACGTCGCCGGCTTCACCTACAACGTCTATATCGGCCTCGGCACCTCGACGCTCTCGCCGCAGCTTGCGCTCTCGCCCAGCGGCCCGACCAGCGGTCCGCTCACCGGCGTGGCAACCCAGCTTCCGGCCAATACCGCAGTGATCCTGACGGCCATCGGCCCGGCGCGCACGCCGCCGGCCTACCCCGGCAACACCAGCGGCCTGACCGTCTATCCGACCTACGTGTTCGGTGAGGACAGCTACACGGTCGTGGAACTGTCACGGCTGAAGATGCAGTACCTGGACAAGGCCGACAAGTCGGACCCGAACAACCAGCTTCGCATCGTCTCATGGACCAATTTTTATGGGGTTCTCCTTGAGAATGTGAAATTTATGGCCCGCATTGAGAGCACCTCGGCTTTCAGCGGCTCGTACGGCTGATCTGATATCCTGAAAGGATAAGCGAAATGTATCTCGTATCGATGACCTTGAAGGTTCAGTGGGCCCCGGACGGCGCGGCATCGGAGACGGTGCCGAACGCCCAGGTTGCCGAGTTCTCGCTCGGCCCGCCCGGTTCCAGCAGCGGCAGCTATATCCTTGTGCCGGGCGGCAACGCCCCGAGCACGGCGAACATCAACACGGCGGTGGTTGCCGCCGGCGCCGCTCTCTCGACGGCTGCCCAGGCCGCTATCGCGCAAATCCAGGGCTTCGCCACTGGTGGGGATTGATCCATGGCGACGATCACCCTCGGCACGGCAGGGACTACAACCCTTACCGCGCTGACCTTCTCGCGCGGCCTGAATATGTCGAACGCGGATATCGCCACGATCGCCGAGGGCATCCTTAACGATCAGGTGAACACGAACCCGATCTATCCCGGTGCGTGGGCGCGGACGGGCATCCTGTACGTGCCGAACCGGGGAATCCTGAAAGCGCTCCCCGGCGATGTGGTGGCGTTTGATCCGGCCACCGGCTTTCCTATCCTGCTGTCGGCCGCCGCTGCCGCCGGCGCTTCATGGGTGCATAGTTGATGAGCGATGAACTGAAGAAGGCCGCCGCGCCGAAGGCCGATCCCGCCCCGGAAAAGCCCGCTGTCGTTGCCGCCGATCCGAATGCCTTCTCTGAGGAGGACATCGCCCAACTGCGCGCCAAGGCCCGAGAGAAGGTCCAGAAGGAGCTTCGTCAGGCTGCGCTGAAGGCCAAGATGGAGGAGATCGAGGAGGAGGAGCGCGTCGCCGCCGGCCTCGCCCCGAAGGAAGGCCCCGCGCCGACCGCCGAGGAGCTTCTTCAGCATGTCACGGTCAGCCTGCCGCCGTTCTGCATCGACGGCATCAATCTGGACGGCCGCAAATACATGCACGGGCACACCTACCGGGTCAGCCCGGCTGTCTATGCCACGCTGATCGACCAGATGCAGATGAGCTGGCAGCACGAGGACCAGAAGGACGGCAAGTTCACCAACTTCAACCGTCGCGAGCGCGATACCCATATCCGCCACGGCGCCGCTCTCAACGCGCCGATGGCGCTGAACACAAGGACGGACCTGCACTGATGTCCACTGTCACCGAAATGAAGCGCCCGATTTCCGAGGCCAAGCCCAGCGACGTTGCCGTCGGCACGGTCATGGAGTTCCGCATCGGCGAAGGCGCGTCCTCGCTGCAGCTTTCGTCCTGCTTCGGCCGCGACGACGGGCTGGAGGTGTGGAACGACGTGCTGGACAAGATGCGTAAGGCCGGCTTTCGGCAGGCGGCGCTGGTGGACATCGACAGTTTCAGCCATGCCATCATCGTGCAGAAGCGCGAGAAGCAGGATGCGGTCGAGCTCTACGAGCGGGCCGAGCGGACGTTCCAAGAGATGATGATCCAGTCGTCGGCGCGGATCGAGGCTTTCCAGTCGGAAGCCGGGTCGATCAAGTCCGACGATGAGATGGCGTTCGGCACGTCCGGCAAGCGCGGCGACTACAAGATTTCGCAGGGCGCCAGCGTCCGTGTGCAGCGCATCGTGTCGCAGATCGACCACGAGGAGCGCGAGCAGGACAAGCTCAAGGCCGACCGTGACGGCGCATTGCGCAACCACGACAGCGCCATGCGCGACTTCGACAAGAAGATTGCCTGGTTCCAGAGCGAGATCGACCGGCTGACCGCAGCCATTTCGGAGTAACCATGGCCCTCACCGCGGCCCAGATCGTCGCGCTCGCTTGCGGTGCAGCCCATGTGCCGGGGTTCACCGCCCAAGCCGGCATGTTGCTCAACATGATCTTGAGCGACCTGGCACAGACCCAGGACATGGACCTGTGCCGCGGCGTCTTCAATTTCAATCTGGTGGCCGATAACGGCTCGGGCAACGGCGGCGGGCCCTACCCGCTGCCGCTCAATTACTATCGCCACACCCGAGACGGCGTGTTCTTCACCATCAACGGCGTGCCGTACATCCTGATCAACTACGATCAGGCGCAGTTCGACCAGCTTCCGGTGACGCCCGGCCTGGATAACTACCCGACCGTGTTCTACACCGATATTTCGCCGTTGACGCAGGACCCGCCAAGCAACCCGCTGATGTATGTCTGGCAGCCGTCGAACGGCGTCTATCCGATGACCGTCCGCTATTACAAATACCTGCCGGATATCGCGACGCCCGAGACCTCGAACACCGTGCCGTGGTTCCCGAACCAGAATTTCCTGATCACCGAGTTGACCGGCCAGTTGATGAAGTTGGCCGACGACACGCGGGCGGAAGCTTTCCTCTCGGACAACCCGAACGGCCTGGGCTCTGGCAACCTGCTGCGCAAGTTCATGCAGATGCAGGCGTCTGATGATGAAGGCAGGGCAAAGACCATCGGCCTCGATCGGCGTCGCTTTGGGAACTCGTTCAACCGGCTTCCTGACACCAAGAACGTCGGGTTCTTCACTGGCGGCAGCTAATGCCGCTCAGAAATGCAACCCCACTGAAATGGCGCCCGGCGGGCCTCTCCGATGCGCTCGACGGGACGAACTCGTTCCCCGGCGCCATGTCGGTGCTGCGCGACCTGATCCCTGACCCGTCCACGCGCGGCGTCCATGTCTGCCGGCCGGCGGCGATCCAGCAGGAGACCTTTGCCGAACTCGACGCGCCCAGCGCCGTGACGCTGCTGTTCGTGATCGGCGACATGGCCTATGGCATGATCGGCACCGGCCGCTTCCCCGGCCGGGATGAGCCGTTCGCCTTCAACATCCTGACCCGCACCCTCGCCTCGATCTCGGGCGTGACGATCGACAACGTGCCGTACTCCCCGCTGGAGACCGGCGACTGGACGCCGCCCACGGTCTCGGCCCTGTCCACCTTCCTGGTGGTGACGCACCCCGGCTTCAAGGGCAACGAGAACGGCTTCATCGGCTGGTTCGATCTCTCGGTTCCGGGGCATGTGTCATGGAGTTCGGGCAATCTGCAGGGCAACCCGCTGATCAAGCCGCCGTCGCTGGTCAACAAGCTGGGCGGCCGGCTCTATTACGCCGTCGATAACGCCCTGGTCGCGTCAGACGCGCAGATCCCGCTCAAGGTCACCAACGCCAATCAGGTGCTGTTCTTCGGCTCGTCCACGCCGATCACGGCGATGGCCGGCGTTCCGCTGAACAACCAACTTGGCGGCGTGGTGCAGTCGCTGATGGTGTTCAAGGAGAGCGAGCAGGGCTCGGTCATCTTCCAGCTCACCGGCGACTATACCGGCATCCCGAGCGTCTGGGACATCAACGAACTGAACGTCAGCGGCGGCACGGTCTCGCAGAACTCGATCTGCACGACGCCCTACGGCATCGCCATGATCGACCATGACGGGCTGCGGATCCTCGACGTGAACGGAAACCTCGGCGATCCGATCGGCGGCAATGGTGACGGCATCGCGGTGCCGTTCCAGAACGCCGTGGCCCCGACCCGCATCTGCGCCGCCTTCAACCGCAATGTGTACCGGGTGACGATCAAGAGCGGGAAGAAGTACGGCAACCCGTTCGAGGAATATTGGTTCGATTTCGTGCTCAAGGCGTGGTCGGGGCCACACAGCTTCCCCTATGCGCTGATCGCCGCCTGGCGCGGCACCTTCCTGGCCGCCAACGCGATCACGCCCGACCTCGTGTCGTCGCGGCTGTGGCGCACCGATGTGCGGCCCTCGCCGGTCTCGACCTATATCGAGAACGGCCAGCCGATGACCTTCGACTGGCAGACGGTCTTGCTGCCCGACAACCACCAGATGAAGAACAATTGCGTCATCGAGACGAATATCGAGATGTCCTTCATCGGCGGCAACACGGTGACCACGGTAACCGCCTCCGACCCGGCCGGCTCCTGGCTCGCCCAGGTGGTGATCGACCCGGCGCAGGGCCAGCAGACGATCTGGGGCAATTTCCAGTGGGGCAACGCCAAGTGGGGCGGCACCGGGCTGACGACGACGCTGTGGGACACGAATTTCCAGTGGGACGGCAACAATTGGGACGGTGATCTGGCGCCGATGTCGCCGTGGCGGATGCCGTGGCCGGAAGCGCTGGTGTTCCGCCAGATGAAGATCGAGGTGACCGGGCAGTCGAGCGCCGGGTTCCGCATCGGCAACCTATTCATGAATTACCAGATTCTCGGCTACCAGCAGCAGACAGCACAGGGGGTCAACTGATGGCCGCGAGCGTCACCTATACCTTCATCCCCGGCCAGTACGCCGCCGCGGCCCAGGTCAACCAGAACTTCGCCGATATCGTCTCGTATCTGAACGGGCTCGACATCCCCGGTGTGCCGGTTGCGATCGTCGATGGCGGCACCGGCGCGACCAATGCGACCGCGGCACTGGCGAACCTCGGCGGTGCATCGCTGTCCTACGTCAACACCCAACTCGGCGCGACCGGCCCGGTGCTGCTGAAGGCCGACAACCTCGCCTCGGTGGCCGATCCGGTCGCGTCCTTGTCGAACCTCGGCGGCGCGCCGCTCACCTTCTTCACCACCAGCCGCGTGGTCAATTTCCAGGGTGAGCAGCCGATCGGCCCGCTGATCATCAAGTGGGGCTCGGGCACCTGTCCCAACACGGGCACCGGCCGATCCACCCTGGCGGTCTCCTACCCGACGCCGTTTCCCTCCAATACCTTCGTCGTGCTGGTCAGTCCGCGCGGAAACGCCAACTCAGGCGCGGGCGGCTTCCAGCCCTCAGGCGGGGCGATCACCGTCAACGCGGCCGGCTTCACGGCGGTGCTCGACACGCTGGGCACGGTGAACTTCAACCAGACGTGCGACTTCAACTACATCGCGATCGGGAACTGATCATGAAATCCCTCATCGGCCTCCTGATCCTGATGCTGATCGCGCTTGGCGCCGGACCGTCCAAAGCGGCGGTCTGCGGTGCCTATCCGTTCGTCTTCGTCAACGGCCAAGTCGCGAACGCGGTCCAGGTCAATGGCGATTTCAACTGGATACAGACGTGCCTCAACAACACCAACGTCAACACCTTCGCCGCGCTGCGCGCGAACACCGCCGCGCCACCCTCGATCATCGTCGCCGGCGGCACCTTCCCGGCCGATGGCAGCGGCGGCCTGTTCATCTATAACCCGCTCGACACCACCTCGCCGGATAACGGCTCGACCATCATCGTCGATGCTGTCGGCCATCGCTGGTACCGCAGCGGCGGCTCGGCCTCCTATGTCGTCACCACCGTTGCCAACTTGGCATCCCTGCCGATCGCAGGGTTTCCGTCAGGCATCGCTGTGCTGGTCGAGGGGTACTATGCCGCCGGTGACGCGCCCACGGTGCTGTACACCCTGTCGAAATCGGCCTGTTCGCTCAATAGCGGGGCTGGCGACGGCGGCTCGCAGATACCCTCGACCACGCCGAACAATTGCTGGCTGATCGCGGCGCA